CGGAACTGGCGGTATCTCGCGCAAGTATTCAGGCGGCAGCGCTTTCTCATCTTCGATCACGACCTTCGGCTGATTCGGCACCACGGAAAGCGTCAGCGCTTGACCGCCCGCCTTCTTGTGGCCGGTAGCCGTCAGGAGATCAACGGCCAGTTTCTTGAGGCGCTCGATTTCCTTCTCGATGCTGATTGCGCTGTTTTCCATCGCCTTGATTGCATCCTGCTTCCCGGCCAAGATCGCCTCACGATTGCGAATCGCAAAGCCGATGTTTTCCATCTTCTGATTTAGGTCGCCTTCTGTCTTCAGCCAGTGGGCGAGCAACTCATCTTCCGGCACATCGTCGCGGTCGGCATCGACCAGGGCTTCCAGTTGGCGGTATTGGCCTGCGAGTTCAAATACATTCATGCTGCTTCCTTTCGTTCGTTGTTTGCCACTAACGCATGTGCTGCTCGGTGATGTCTATTGCATAGCCACATAACATCTAGTGGGCGATCATAGTCAGGATGGTGTCCTTCTACTTTTTCCGCTCCGCATACCAAGCACGGCAACTTCATGATTCTTCCATCTCGCAGTGCATTGCCAACTGCGATCCTTGCTTTGTCTTGCTTTGGCCGAAGCTCTCGCTGTTTTGTAAGCGCTCGTTTGTGTGCAAGCTTTCCTGCCTCCGTCTTCGCATACTCTTTACGAGCAGCTACCCTGTGCGACATCGATCCGCGCAATTTGTCGTATGCGCGTATTCGTTCAAGGTTGGCTTTTCGGTGCTCTTTTACATTTGCCTTCGTGCACTCAATGCACTTATTCAGGCGTCCATCACCCATCTTTGAGTGCTTATAAAATGCCTCCAGTGGTTTAATTTGAAGGCATCTGAAGCAGCGTTTAGATGGCGAGTCCATTCTTGCCGCCCATGAACGGAGCAAATGGGATCGAATCATCGAATGCAGGACCGCCACTTGAATGAACGTCTGTGGTTTGCGATGTTGCGCCTGTGCGCACCCCTTTAAGGCGCTTAATGGGAACGAGTTGCGCAACCATCTTTTCCAAGTTGTGCGCCTCGGACTTATCAAGAATCTCCGAAGCGATTTGCTCGGTCTGCGGGTCAAAGAAGCCGGCGAACGCAGCCTTTTCACTGATGCTGCCGTCCTTCTTTTGGTATTCCTCCATCTGAAGCAGCACGCCGATGGATTTGCCCATAAGGGCGGGATATACCTCTGCCTCGCGCTTGACCATGCCGTTGCTGGCATTGTCGTATTCTTCGACCGTTGCACGCTGCGTGTCGATAGTGTGCGTCTTCAGGCAAGTCATTAAGGCCATCAATTGCTTGAAGCCAAAGATGTGATCGCCGTCCGCATTGATCGTCCACATGCTGAGATAGTCGGCGGTCATGCCATTGTTGGCCTGAAATGTGAACTCGATTCCCTGCGTTCCTTTGGTGCTGAGAACCTTTTTCGCCTTCGTGAACTGGCCGATATATTTGCCGGTTTCAGAAATGCGGCCGTTGCCGGAATCAGCCTGCTTCGCTGCGTCGGTGTCGAGTGTGTATGCGCTCATTGCTCTTATGCTCCTGTCAGTTCGTAGTAGTTGGAAATTGCGGCATCAACTGCTGCCAAGTCATTCGGGATACGCTCCGAATCAAACAAGCCAATCGGCGTTTTCACCGTGTCATGGCCGTTATTGCGCGTGCTGAAGAAGTAGTCTTTGTCAGTGACTACAGTTCGCAGAACGATTGTGAAGAGACCCTCCGGCGTGATCTTCTCGTCCAGCATCTTCCCAATCGTTTTGATCTTTGTGTTGCCATGTTCGTCGGTGGCCGTATGGCTGAGCAGATAAACGCGCACATCGTCCGGCAGGCCGTTGGCGGCGTTGAATACTTCCCATGCGTGCTTTGCGATCTCGGTGAACTTGTCATAGCCGCGCTCATCAGAGCGACGCATGAATTCGTTCGCGAGCAGGTATTGGAAGTCATCTACAACAACCACTTTCCGCTTTGTCTTTCGCATCAATGCGCCAATCACCTGCCAGTCGTCGGCAACAAAAATATTGCCGGTCTTGTTCGTTTCTGGATTGAAGTAAGACCAGCCCTTAGAACGGAAGGGGAGAGGCTTCTTGACTACTTGAATCAAGAGTGTGTTTGTTGGGTCCAGGTTGCGCATTGCCGCACTCTTGCCCGTTCCGCTCTCGCCTAGTACCACTGTGCTTATGCTCATGTTCTCGCTCGCTCTGTTTAATGTTTCTCTCGAATTGCTCTTTGCGTTCTCTGTACTCTTGCTGCTCTACGTACTCGGTAAAATCTCGCTTCGCCCCGCTCATAGCCGCCACCTGCGCACAATCAACCGCACAACACGCAGCAGTCTTCCGGCGCGGCATGTGGGAATATGGGTCATTGCAATTTCCCGACCGGCTGATCCAGAATCCACTTGCTGCCACCTGGGGCGCAGCGCAGTAACACAACAGAGCGCAACCACTGCCGGCGGGCGTGACGAACTGCCGCATGATCCAGATACGCGGCACGAGGAAACAAAACGACCGCACGCTTCAAGAGTTGGGTATTCATGATTACCTCGCTTTCAGCATGGCGTCTGCCATGCGCATCTTGTACCCCGCACGCCAGTCGAATTCCCACTGGATGCGGTCTTGGGTGCTACCATCTTGCGGAAACGCACGACCGGCTAATTCGCATTGCATTTTGCTGCTGACATCCTCATCGCGAGGAACATCGACATGCGCCGCGAACTTGTCCCGCAGCGTTTCCTGCGGCGACATCAGATCAATAATTGCGGCGCGGACATCTGCTTCATTTTGCGTTTCAAGCCACGCATCCAACTCGCCTTTACCGCCATTCAGCGCTTTCAGTAGATCGCTCATCGCGCAAACACTCCCGTAAGAAAATCAGCATTAGCCATGATCAAAACGCCAGCCATGAACAGGGCGCACCAGAAGAAGAGTTCGCAGCGGCTCATGCGATGCCTGCCTTGGTTAGCGCAGTGCGAACAATTTCAACGTCACCAAACGTTTTTCCTCCCGCGTAGCCGTGCGAGGCGCACCATTGCAAGGCGTCCAGAAGATCGGCGGCGGCCGCCCATAGCTTTGCATTTGCAAGCGCTTCATCGGATGACTGTGGTTTGTTCGCAAGCTTTCCTTCGGCGTCGTATTCGAACTCGCGATCCCAGCCATAGGCGGCGCCAATGCACTCACCATCATCAGAGTGAACGGTTGCTCCTATTGCTTTCAAATTCTTGGTATGCATGCTCACTCTCCTGAGTTAATGGGTGTCGGCAAAACCGGGCTACTTTCACAGCTACGCACTGATTCAGCCTTCGGCTTGTCCTTTAGCGGTTCGGGTACTAGCCGAACAGATCCAGTCATGCGGCTTGCCAACACAGAAGCGGGCCGGGCTTGATTCCGACTGCAATCGGCTCAGGTACTGCGCCCTGAGTTTCTCCTTGGCTCGCCGGCTTACATGGCCGGTGCCTGATTGCTATGCTCTTGCTGCATTGCGCGTCCTTCCACGCCGCCGCTTCTGTGTTAGCTCCGCGTTTCGTGCGGAATACGGCGCAACGGGTGCGCACCAAGGAGGCTAAAAATCAATTAATAAGCAGCTTCACAACTTCGTCTTTCAGCATTCCCTGCTCGTTGAGCTTCACCACAATTCTGTTTGCGAATGCAGCATCAAATCTGGCTTTCAAATCCTTTCCGAAGGCTTCGGCCAAACGCGCAATTTGATCGTGCGGGCTACTCCAGCCCATATTCCGCTCAAAAATGCCGCGAACGTGATCAACGATTTTCTTCTCTTGCTTGTCCACCAAAATGACGCCGCTATTCACAAGCTCGGTCAGCTTCTCGTCGATGATTTTTGCGATCTTTTCGTTGACCACCGCATTTACCCGAGTCGTTATTGCTGTTTGCACTCGCTGCTCTATGCTTTTGGAAATTTGCACAACAACGCTCTTTGTGATGTGATCTTTAAGGGCTGCGTTCAGCTCTTCTTCGTCAAGCCAAAAATCATCGACTTCAATTTTGAAATTCACTTTTCTCTCCTTGGTTGAATTAGTGCCGGCCTCCCACCGGCATGACCTGTAAAGCTGGCTAGCTCTCAAACATCGGCGACTAACGAAGAGGGCACTTAAGCGCTACTATCAGTGCCGCCGATTGCTGATTACGGTTTCAGCTCCCATCCACTTTCCCCGCTAGTTCGCCCTCCCTTTTGTTCGCTGCTGGGCGAGGGGTGCGGGTTGGTGATGGGCGGTTAGGGTGTGGCGCCTTCTTTGGCGAGGGCGGCTGGGTTGTCATCGATCGGTTCACCGCGCAGATCGCCGGGTTCGATCGTGCTGTCTTCATAGGACCAGCCATTCGACCAATCCGCGACGTACCATTTAGTGCCGTCACCGGGAACGCTGCGATCCAACTTGACGAGCGAGCCATCGCGCAGTCGGAATACTTGTTCGGGCGCGAGTTCGTGGCGATGGGTGTACCAATAGTCTCCATCCTCAAACTTCGTCGCTGTATGTTTCGCTTCCATCTCTTCTCTCCCGTTGTTGCTGCGATGTGTTGCGGTATGTAATGATTATCGGAGAACCGATTAAACATGTCAAGCGGAATTCCGATAAATGAAGAAAATATTTTCTTGTGCGCACAACAGCCACAAAAAACCGCCTGAAGCGGTCAGGACTGCTCAGCGTATGCGCCGAGGAAGGGAAGCTTTCCCCATATGGGTAAAAAGTGAGAGAGAGGTGGGGAGTGCGTTAAAAAGCCCGCTCGGGGCGGGCT